GTTGGATTAAAGGTTTAGAAACCCCTAACTCCGATGCCACCTGGGAATACGTTAAACCTGTTCCGCCGTTCCCAAAATCACACGCCTCTTTAACCGATAAGGCACGTTGTTTAATAACTTCCTGCCTCAACTCGACAACTGCATTCAAAACGTCTTCGTTCAATAACCGTGCACGTTCTAAAGGGTCGTCTGTATTTAATGCCTTGTCTAAAAGTTCCTTCACTTCTATCACGCTCTTCCCGTTTCCTTAACGATAAGCATCGCCCTATCTTCTCCCCCATCAACCTGTGGGGCCTTGAATGTTAATGAGGTCACATACTCTGGACCATCGTCTGGTATAACCCCTGCATCAACTAATCCATCGATGCAGGCTTTAGCCACGGGAAAGTGTCCCCCTGTATCAGCCATGTTCCGCCGATTAGTGCGACAAGGAATGAAAGTGATTTCCAACGCTTTCATTTTTGGTACCTTGATTCGCTTTGCCTCTTCCAAGGAAGCAGTACGCCATTGTTTAACAAACTTGGCTCGTTTATGGTGATGCCAACCCCTTTCGGTGTTAAGCGTAAAAAGTTTGCCAACCACGACAAGAGTCCAAGTCTTCTGCGTTCTCTTCTTTCCCACATACCCATCCTATACCCCCCTCTGCTGTCGTAAGATGTTTCTCGCTTCAGCCAAATGTTTTGCTGCTTCTTCCTTAGTGCAAGGCGGTTTCTCTGATGGCTTAGACAAAGCAGGTGTATTGTTCCGTCTCTCAATATCAACGAATTCTTTGAACTCTGCCCAAGAAGGCCAGAACTTTGCTTTATCGGCGATCTTTGACAGGGCGTCCATTGCGTGGTCGAATTCATAGTTCTCTAATTTGGCAACCCAGAACTTGACCTCTTCAACAGTCAGAGGTTTGCCAGCCCAACAGACTGACATTTGGGCGAGAACATAATCGGCTTGATCTACGTTCACGACTTCTTCCTTAACTGTCCCCATTTGGCTTTTGTCTTTACTGGCTTCAAGTCTTCCCCTCGTATCTTCATTAGTTGCTTACGAGTTGGCTGATCAGGTTCCTCAATTTTTATTTGAGCCATTATCTCTTTCCTCCCTCGCCTGCCTAATAGCATCCCAACCTTTAGGGGTGTTAGTGACTTCTTCTATCGCCACTGTTGCAGGATCTAGTTCAGACCAATGGTTAGCCACCGCTATTGGTGTCACCGCTGCTCCTGAAAACTTTCTCCTGTAAACACGAACTCGCATATAGATCTCATCCGCATTTGCGCCCGACTCTTTCAAAAGTTTGACGGCCTTGTTGTACCGCCCTCTTTCATTTGAGTTCAACGTCTGAGCGTTCACTCCACAGGCATCCATAATTGCATCCCAAATTTCGTCCTTCTTTTTGCCCGAAGGTTTTATTTCGGTTGTATTACGGTTATATAACGGTTCCTGGTCCAAGGCTTGACCCTGGTGCAGGTCCAAGGCTTGACCCTGCTGGGGGGTCTCTTCTGAACCCTCAGGGGGTTCACTGTGACCCTGGTCAGAGTGGTCCTCTACCAGTTTCAACTCAACAATTTCCCCATAATCACGATCTAAACAGATGGTGTAAATGTTCGACTTGCGACCCCCACCACTCTGTTTCTTTATAAAGCCCTTTTCTTCAAGACTCGCCACGCACCTCTTTACGGTTGAGCGTGAAAGAAGCGTGTACCGTCCCAAAGTGTCCATCGAAGGAAAGGAATTCTTCCCATCAGGACGAGAATGGTTAGCGATACCTAAAAGCACGAACTTTTCATTTGTTGTTAGGTTCTCGGACTGTTCGAGAACCCACACCATGCACTCAATTGCCATTAGGACCTGCTTATAACTGCTTTTGTGGTTCTTTCAACATCACAAAAGTTGTCAGGGTCGATACCGGGAATGTAATGACGTAAAGCGGTCACTCTCCAATCACGGAAAGCCGCACACTCCAACAAACGATCAATAACCGCTTCCATAAAAGGGCCCACTATCGTTCGCTCATTCACAACTTCGCCACTGTGCTGATCGACATAGGTGCGTTCTTGTATCTCATCCATAGCAGTGTTAACTACAGAACGGATAAGAGAATCGTTCTGCCAGTTCTTTCTGTAATTAGAAACTTTTCGCTCAACCATTTGGGTGCCATACTCAAATTTCTTGGTGCCCATTTTGTCCATGACAACGACAAGACTGGCGTTCGACTCTTTGTCGATTTCGTTGAAGTCTTGTTTTGTCCATTTAACGACTTGTAAAAGGTCCGCCAACTCGTGTGCGGTTTTCTCTAACTCTCCACTTTCGGCTTGGTCTTGTGCTTCACGTAAAGTTTCTTGCGTCAGCGCACGCAACTCCGCACGCCTCTCTTCTATTTCAGCGATTTTGTCTTTTAACATTGTTTAACCACTTTCAGTCTTAGCCCAGGTTGTTCTGCGTTCTCGGGTGAAACGACAATTCTGTCCACTACAGCAACCCAGTTCGTTCCATTATCTATTTCTTCTGATAGATGTCCTGCGATGATCGCTGGGATGTACCCGACGTGATCGTTGTCAACAACAACTTTGATCGCATGACAATCATTAGGGTTATCGGGCTCTCTAACCAACGTCGCCCTTAAGGGTTTATCGTCAATCATTGCGCCAGATATCTTCCAAATGTTGCTTGGGTAATCGTCACGGAACGACACCCCAGCAACAGGTGTCTCAATTGGCGAAGCGAGCATTAGAACTCTGCTTCAGGATCGTCTATCTCAGCCGCCTGTTCATGCAATGCTTCTATTGCACTTGCGAGGAAGTTGAATTGTGACACGGAATCAATCGGCCATTGTCGGCCATTGATGCCTTGATGAACTTCACGTGCCTTGTCTTGATATTCGTCAGGCAAGGCTTGCACTCGTGCTTTTAATTCAGCGTGTGATTCATTGCGATGTTCATCAGTGTCCCAGTCGTCGTCTTCTTCTATGACAAGTTCCTCTTGTTCGGGGAGTTTGGACTCCACGATGTTTGAGGTTTCTTCGACACGGTGAAGATAGTCGCCGTCTGGAGTTGGATTGGTGGGAGCGGATCGACCTTGGGTATCGGAGTGGACTTGGCTTCCACCAGAAATTGCATCATGCTCGGCGAGACGTTGTTTATATTGAACAACCAACTTCATCTCACTAGCAGTGTCTGCGTAGCCTGCTCTTTTAAGAGCACGGCCTAAGGCTTTAGTGCACAAAACATTCCACGCATCACTAGCGTGGTCGTTCTTGTTTTGTTTCGCATCAGAAACAGGTTTGTATCCAATGATTGGTAATGCGTCGTCGGGTCGAAGAAGAATCTGCGCTACGCAGTACTCTTCTGTCCCTCCGAACTTTTCAGGGATGCCGATCTCTGCGCCAGTGGCGTGTGTGAATTCGACAACCGCTTGTGGGTAGTCCTGTTTTAACAGGCCCCATCTCACCGATGGGGATACATAGTCCTCCGCTATTTGGGCCATGTCTTGCTTCTCCTTGGTAGGTAATAATCGTCTATAGAGACTATACCATTACCAAAAGTCAACCGCAACCCTAAAGTTTTCGGCCTCCGACTTCTTTCACAGAATTCTCGAAAAGAGTCCCGACAATAGCGAACTGAACCGGACCTTGACCATGCAAGTTGAACAATGCTGTCAACTCCCAAAAATCGTCATCTTGGGATTCCTTAATATGGACAAACGCCTCATCATCAAAAAGGCGAACCCCTTCGGCTAAAGCCTGTGCATACTCGTACTCAGGGACCGCACACGCCAACTTAAATTTGAAAGCGTTATCTGTCATAACCCAGTTTGCCTCAAAAAAGAGGTCAAGGGAGTTAGGCGTCTTCTTGGTCTTCCAACGCCACAACTTCCAACTCAGGGCTTTCTTTGCGAAGAGCCTCTATAAGGGCGTCCTTCACAGCGATATCTGCTGTTAGTTGGGCAATTGTCGCAGTGAGACGGTTGATAACTGTTTGAATGTCTATTTCTGGATCTGCCATATGTACATACTACACGGTGGGATCTTCAACAGCATCCATTGCGGTTTTACGGGCCATCGCCCATAGTTGTTCATTTACCCAATTTTGGATGTAGGTTGTTATGGCAGTAATTTTTTTCTCATCAGTGTCATTTACCGGGTCTGCGCCATGCGGGAAAAGATGCTTTTCCACATTGGTGACCTGAGCGTCAGGGATAGTGATAGTTATGTCAGCCATGTTTTAAGTTTAGCCTCCTTCTAGCGTTTCTACACGAGCCGCTAATTCTTGTATCGCTTTCACGATGGGACCTATAAATTCTACATAACGCAACCCTTGTTGATAAGTTTCCTCTGATTCTTCTAGGAGAACAATTTCGTTGCCATCTGAATCAGTTGTCGTTTGTCTTTCTGTCGCAGGAGATAAGCCGTTAACCCAGAGCGCATCGTTGGCAGCGTCGTCGCCTAATGCTGTTTCTACTTCTTGAGCGATGAAACCATGGTGATCTCTCACTCCAGCACGAGGATTTGTTGGCCCCGTTTCATCTGAGGTGTCTTTCCATTTGAAAGTGACGGGACGCAAAGTTTTAATAAACGCAACACCTTTAGTTTCATCAGCGATGTCCGTCTTTAACGCTTGATCGGAAGCAGTTGAAAAATCATATGACCAAACGTCGCTCCAAGCGGCACCGCTGGTGCCCAACGTGTAGTAATTAGTTGACTGAGGGAAAATACTATTGCCAAACCGTGACCAGTTCCCAAAAGCGGAGTAGTTATATTGCGCCAAGTGAGTGCCGGTGCCATGAGAAATGGTGCCGTATCCGTTGATTTGGAACCCAGTCGTGGAGGTGTTGTAAATATTTAAGTTCGTGTTGCTGGCAAATATGTTGCTAGCGAACGACGGCACGACACTAAAGGTCACCGACCCGCTGCTAAAGGCCGTCGTCCCGTTGAAAGTAGCGTTGCTGCTGAAAGTAGAAGCGCTGTTGAAAGCAGAAGTGCTGTTGAAAGTAGCAGCGCCATTAAAAGTAAATGCACTAGACAAAGTTGTGTCTTGGTCTTGTAGATACTTATTAGTGAAATGAGTGTCACCAGCAAGTTCCTGAGAAAAAGTATTAAAGGGTGTTTTGTAAGCCCAATTAGCGCCAAATGTGGTATAACCCCACGCAATATAACTGTTGGTGTGGTCCGTAATATTACCGTCTGTTAGCCGCTGTATTTCGAAAGAGACATGCGTCGAAGCGGCAGAGGGATTCAAAATGTGAGTTCCCGTTCGGCCACTATCGCCATGAGTAGTAAGAGTTTTTTGCGTGTCAATATTAATCTGGTTCGCACCCCTGGAAACAGTCGTCAGGTTAAGACCATTAAAGTTGATTGTTTCACCATCTTCGATTTCTGTGGATGATGCGTTATTAGCGTCAAGATAGAAACTGTAGTCACCAGAACCGCCGCCACCGTTTAACTGTGTGGCTGTCGAACCGTCACCCCAATACAAGTTGCCGCCGTATGCACTCAACCGGTTGGCGGTAGTTGATTGAGCGGAAGCGTCATTATGAATGGTGATACCACCAGATGCCTTAAATGAAATCGGCTTATCGGGTGAATTGAGGATCACTCCAAAAGTTGTTGTGCTTGAAGGATCATAAGCACCTATATATGTGGTGCCAGCAGAACCTGAGCCCATACTGATACCAGTGACAGTGATACTCACAGGGTCGCTCATTGTGTATGTGCCACCCTGCAACCAACCATCACTGCCTGTTTGTGTTTCAGTTTGAACGAACTCTAAGGCGGTACCTGTAAACAAATAGTTTGTAGCGGTTGGCTTAATGCGAATTCTGGCTTCGTCAGTAGTAGTTGAGCCCAAGAAAACTTGCCCTGTGCTGTCAATCTTGAAATTGTCAGTGCTGCCAGCCTTAAAGTTGCCCTGCATCAAAGTGTTTCCAGTGACTACAAGATTGCTAGCCGAAAGAATCCCAAATGCTGAAGCGTAAGAAAGTTTAGATGTTGCGTTTCCGAAAACTACTAATGAACCGTCACCAGCGACACGGTTGGCAACATAACTATCAGGCGCATTACTAGAACCACCCACATCATTTCTTAAAGGTCTTGGATCGCTGTTTGCATCGGCATAAGAAGCAAAATCCCCCCACCACATATTGCCGCTGTTATCCAAATTGAACTTCATTGCTTCATCGGCTGGGTAACTGCTACCTGAAGCACTTTGAGCGTTAGATGGTTGAGGCATCGTGATTGCAGAAGTAATGATTTGATCTGCGTCTAACTTGTCAGCCGTTATTGTTCCCGCTTTGATTTCCTCAGCAGTCACTGTCCCAGCCATTATATGAGTGGCCGCAATAGTGTCTTTGCCGATTGCCACCCCAACTTGGGCTTCGTTATTTGTATCTAATAAGAACCAATGACTGGTATAACTGCTCGACGTATTCGACCACTCTCCTGCTGTGCCATCCCAGTTAATGGCACGGATACGGATGTAATGAAGTCGGCCAGCCCCATACTGGGTGTGCCCCACAACAGGGGACTCAGAGTCGTCGTAAGCCTCCCAATACCTGGCAGGGCTAAAAGACGAACCGTTTGATTGGAAAATCTCGGTGTTCGCTGGCATCCCAGCATCCGAGTACAAGCCAGTGCAAATAAACCCTGACCCGTCGGGGACTATAAATGTTTTAACTCCACCGCCTGTCTGCCCCGCAGTGTGAGCAACACCATCTTGACCCGTTTCTGATCGAGTCCAAACATTGCCACTCGTCCAACTCGAAGGTTCCGTAATCGTGTCGGTGATACCAGCAGGGTTGTTAGAAATCTGAATTTCGTATTTTCCTCTGTTCCCACTAAGCGTTGGGTTGGTGCTAGATGAAAAGTCGTTGAACTTTACAAAGACGCCATTCAACATAGGGAACAACTGGATATTGGCTTGGTCTATTTGGCCTGGCTTATAAGGATCGCTCGGGCCGCCTTCAGTCGCTTCCGTAAGCGTAAATGTTGTGGTAGCCCAATTTGAATACTGACCGTTCGTCCCGACTGCTCTTACCCGACCTGTATAACCACCGTCTTTCAAACCCAAGTTTGTAATAGTTATCTCTTGTTCAGAGGTTGTTCTGTCAATCGGTTTAACAGCGTTGTATTTAGTCGTAGGGCTAGAAGTTACATAAGCCTCAGACTCAAAATGTTGAATGATTTGCGCCTGAGAAGCGTCGTCTTTAGTGGCACCACTTGCGTCAGCCCAACCGGGAGTTTTGAAATCAATCTTTACTGAGCGTTCCGTGCCATCCTTTTGCACGGTCGCAGCAGTAATACTTGGCGGATCTAACTGGCCTTCTTTTGTCGTCTTGTCTTTGAAAGACTTAGCCGATTGGCGACTTGTTAAAAGGTTAGAGAACTGTTCGTTTTTGTTTTTCTTTTCAAGAACAGCAATTGCGTTGTCAACAATGTCGCCTACAACAACTTCAATTGTGGCTCCCGTGTTGCTGATGTTTGCCCCGAGCCCTGTTATTTGACGGTTTTGTATAACCCCAGGTTCATATTCGATAGCCACTGAATCAGAAACTTGGAAATCAACAAACGCTCGTGTCACATCAGTTTCTGTGTAAGCAAACGTGAATTCATCAAGTTCGTCTTTGACTTCATTTAAGCCTTGTTGAGCGGCTTCAGGAACTGTTTCGCCTTTAGCCTGATCTGCATCTATAAAACCTTCTCTACGGCCAAAACGAGAGGTCGTTGTCGAGTCTTCTTTTGCTACAAAATGGTAACCGTTGCTTGCATATAAACGACTTCTAGTATCTGTAGTTCTTAAAGAGTTTGTTGAACCTTGTGATTGTGGAACGGTTAAAAGCACAGTGCCGCTACGGTCTGTCCCTATAGACTTAGCGATACTAATCACCCCTGTCGGGCTGACATTCCACTGAGCGTTGTCTTGTAATGTGCAACACTCCAAAAGGGTGTCGTGCATGTTCATGCCCGACGAAAGTTCGAACAACCATGTGACGTTTAACGAAGAGTAAGTGCCGCTAGACCATGCGTCACCATTAGCGTCGTTTGTTCGGCTCATATTGCTGTGAAGAGACAACGGCCATGTAACACCGTCACCGTTTCGGCTCGCTTGGGCTTCGGTTACATTTGCCCAACTGCCCGCATTACCGGTGTCGGCCTCTTCGAACAAGTGAACGAAAGCGCCACCTCCGTAAGCCCTGTGTTTGGGGAAATCAACAGAGTATGTGCCTGCATCTAATTCCGCTTGCGTGTCGTGTGTATTTCCAAAACCACGACCCATGTATAGAACTACTGTAGGGTCGTCAGGGTCTGCACTCGCTTCATTAAAACCAGCAGGCAGAATAATCCCCCACGTTAAACATGCTGCCAACCCTCTACCGCCAAGAACAACTTGCCTTCTTGAACCGGCATATTGGATTTCTACTTCTTCAATAATGAAGGTGTAAGCGACACCGCCAGCCCTCAAAATTTGAACAGCATAGTTTCCTTCCCAAGGGTATTTAGAAGAGTTCGCTGTGTAAAAATCCTCTAACCAGGGTGCGTCACGATCAAAAGATAGAGAGCCGTGGCCAAAGTCGTTAATAGAGTCAGCGAATTCGCAGCCATCCCATTCTGGGACGTAAGCAACTGTCGTGAGATCCGAGACGTTAACAATGCGAACGTCCCACGCAGTGGGCGTTGGCATTACAAATACGCCTTCGTGTAGGTAATAGTGAAGGCGACATTAGAACTCAGGGTGTTGGAGACGTTAGGGCGGAGTTGAAACCAGTCGGTTGTTGTTGACCCAGTACGGTCTAAATTCCCAGTTACGGTTGTTGATCCTTCTTTCACTGTGTATCCCACCGTATCAATTGTTAAAGCCGAACTCGGTGTTCCCGTGTAGGTAAGTTTGCTGCCAGTTGTTGTGTTCTCGATATAAGGGTTTGCTGTCCCTGAAGCGAGTTCAATACTCATACGTGTCATCAAGGCAGTGCCGCCAGGGTTGCCAGTTGCGGTCAAACTTGAATCAGTTTTTGTGCCAGACGAATTACATTCATACCAGCGAGGATCTAGGTAAAGAACCTGTGCTTGAAACTCTGAATAGGACCCAGTGATGTCTTTAGTTATCTCTATGGGGCCTGCTAATTCACCGTAATTGACACGGTATTCATCAGCGGGAGAAGACGGAGTTTTTTTCATTTTTCGAACAACCTGCAACGGAGCGTCATACCCTGTAGCGGCATGGGTGGTCATTAAAATGGTCATTACCTCGTCAAGGTTGGCGTTGTGCTGCGCTAGTTGAGCGGCTCTAGTGGTAGGCGGTAAGCCTGTCGTATCGTCGGCGTCGCAAACCCACATATTCCATGTTTCGGCCCTGGAACTAAAGCGTTTTTCTCTCCAACGGAGCCCATGATCCATAGCAGGATCAAGGTTCTCTCCTTTATATGACGGGGTTCCCTGTCTTACATCCGCTATTGCAAACTTATGACTATCAAATGATGTTCCGTTTACTGTGTAACTCTCTACAAAAGACATCTAATTCCCTTTCTTAACGCCAAGACAAACCGGCACGCCCGTATCGTGGGGCTTTTGCGGGGTCATGCTTTTTGGTTTCGGATGGGGCGGAAGCCATTCTTCCTTGCGTGTCCATAATGCTTGTTGATGTGTGTGTGTCGGTTCCGTTTTCGTCGATATAGACTTCGGTGTTCACGTTTACGCCGCCTACCGCTGCCTGTTGAGCAGGATTGCCAGCACCTTGCATTAGATATTTGAAATCAGCAGCGTCGAGGCCGCCCAAGTGACGGAAATTGTAATAAGGCGAATTTTGGCCTGTTTGAGGAGTGTAATTTCTATAACCTGCCATATTCGCTGAAGTCGGATTCCCAGGCAGACCATCAAAACTCGTCATATTTTTCATTATCTCACCAGCCTCATTGACACTGCCAACATAATTTGACATGTGATATCCCGCATTTTCAGTTTCCTCAGCGATAATAACCATGCCATCAGCGACTGCCTGTATCCAAGTTTGGACATTCTCGCCAAACATGTCCTGAAATACACTTTCGTTTTGTTCAGTGATGGCTACGAGGCTTTCTGTGCTCCCTATCAACCCTTGCAACTCTGGACTTAACTGCATCCCTATTGCTTCAGATAAAGTCGTGAAAGCAGTTATTGCTTCTTCGCCAGCCATTTTCATTGCGGCTTGGGACTCTGCAACATCTAACCCACTTTCCATTAAATCAACTTGGGCTTTAGCCACAGGGCCTTCTGAAGTAATCACTGATTCGTAATCTTCTAGAGCCTCTTGTGCGTCTAATAAGGCCAATTCCAGATCTACCTGGTGACCTTGCCCGAGACGTAACGCACGTTCTGCGTCTCTTACATCTCTTTGTAGTTGTGCTTGTGTCAATCTTTCACGTCGTGTGACAACACCACCGGCACCAAAATCTCGTGCGGCTTTCGCAAGAGCCCTCTTTGCATCAGCGAAATCTAAAGCGGCTCCCATAGCGTTTGTGACTGCCCCGACTTTGCCTTTTACGTCAGAAATAATGTTTTCGACTACTTGACGGATAGCGTTTTGAGGTTTTTTCTGCTTTTCAAGAATCCCAAGGGCGATACCTTCAGCAATAGGATTACCCATTTCTCTAGCAAACAATTTAGATGGAGAATCTATTTCCCCTTCGTCTTTACCAGCATCCAGAATCCCTTGGATCTGTTCCCGCATAACATTTGTAACTTCTTTTCCTCCAATAATCATCCCTTCTTTCATCCCTTTGAAAAAATCGGTGCCCATAACTTCCCCAGCGGAGAAATCGAGAATGTTTTTAGCGTTATCTAAAGCATTATTTAACCGAGTATTAAGTTCATTGGATAACGGATCGTTTGCCCCAGCAGCCAAAACTTCTGTCAAGGCACTTTCAGTACCCATACCTATACCGTGCAACAAATCTGCCATAACATCTTCAGCGACACCTAATGCACGGGCTTCGGCTTTAAGAACTTCAACCATGCCAAACACGGAATTTGCTGCTTCTTCTGCCGTGAATTCGCCTGATGCGACCATCGTCGCACCGGCGTCTCTCATTTCTTCTATCGCATCAAGAAAAGCGTTAAGAGTATCCGTCGCTTCTCCACCAAACCCGTCCATTTGCCCGCCAGATTCGAAAGCGGCTTCCCCAAAGTCGCCTATTGCTTCGTTGACGTTTCCTTGGACTCTGGCTAAAGCAATACCTCGTTCAGTTAACAAATCGAAACGATCACCAAACTCTTTGGCTTTATCATCTACAACACCCATAGCGGCTTCTAAATCTTTGAAAGCGTTCCCTACGGTTTGAATTGCATCTGGACCATCGTCTCCGAGTTCTTTTATTTCTTTATTTGCTGCTTCAAGGTTGGCAATGGCCTTGTTTCGGATCAAGTCCTCCATGGTCGTCCGACCCTCGATAACTTCTTTCATCTCACCAGTGGTAAGTGTGTTTCGGACTCTTTCTATCTCGTCGGCGAGAGCGTGCCACCACTTGTCCCCACCGAACTCGCCTGTAAGTAAACCGGAGTCCTCGCCCTGCGCGAGAATCTCCAACATTTGATCGATGCTGTTGATGTTATGACCCATGTCGTCGGTGAAGCCATCGATTCTGTGCAACTTATCCGCAAAGGCTTTATCGACCAAAGCCAACATGGCTGTTTCTTCCTCACCGTCAGCGCTATCTCTTATAGCCCCACGAATTTCGTCAATAATGTTGAACGCTTCACGGAATCTTCCAGCGTTCATTTTTTGCAAGAAAACATCAACAGGACCAGATAAGGCTTCTTCTATCCCTTTATCATCTTGGGTCTGGATAAAGTCTTCAAGACTTAAACCAAAACCTTTTCTACCTCTCGTTAGCCCTTTCCATTTTGCAATCAAATCTTCGGTTTGACTGTTGAGTTCGTCGCTGACTCCACTCATTAATGCTCGGATATCAGCGTCGGCAGCAAATTCGCCGCCACCTAAAAGTTGATCAATAATTTCTTTGGTTGTAAGCCCGTCACCAAAAATTTCAGGCGTGAATATGTCCTCAGACGTTTCACCGAATTCTTTTTCGATAGATTCAAGAACAGCCCCAATTGCTTTTCTGTTCTCTTCTGTTACCCCTTGCCCCTGGAAAACAGAAATAAGTGAACGAGTGATAGTTGATGTTCCTTCGATATCGCCTATCTCTCTTGCTTCTTTGATGATGTCTTCGAACTTGGACATAAAGTCTTTGGCAATTTCTAATTCTCTAGAGGCTTCCCCAACGCTACGAATTGCGTCAGCAAAATCGTGCATTGGTTTAACAGAAAGCATGGCAATATTTTTAACGTCGCGAATTTGACCTTGAGCATCTGCAAGTTCGTGCGCTGCTGTTTTTGCTGACTTTCCGAAAATCCCGAGATGTTTCGTAAGCAAAGCAATACCTACAACTGCTGTTATGCCAAGGAACAGCGGATTTTTTAACAGCGCTATGGTTAAACCGTTTGTGGCTTTTGTCATCGCAAATGTTGCGCCGACTGCCTTACCTGTAGCGAGTTGGTAAAAGACCATTGCTTGGGCGGCTCGACCCGCGACAATAAGCAATAAGCCCATAGCGGTGGCTAATCCACCCACTGCGATAGTTAATGTGGCAAATACGGGATTGCCCCCGATGACTCTAAATAACCATGAAATAGTGTCAAGGAATTTGGTGATGACGACCAACAATGGTTGCATCGCTGCACCTAATTCAATAAAGGACGTTTTCATTCCTTGCATCGCTTTATTGAATTTGAATTCAGCAGTTTCAGAAACTTTTTCAAACGCTTTATCAGTATCTCCCGCACTGTTCGCTAGAGAAGCGAAAATAGTTTCATTTTCCTGCAAGTTTTCACCGGTGATGTCCATAGCACCGGCCAAAGCACGGATATTGGGGAATATATCGGCAAAGGCTTGTTCGTTGTCTTTAGATAAATCACGCAACCGTTTCAAGACTGCCAATAGGCCATCTGATCGTGCCTGGTCAGCCAATTCGCCTTGTGCGATACCCATACCTCTTAAAGCCGCTTCCGTCTGACGTGAAGGGTCAAGAATGGACTGCATAATCTGCCGCAACTGAATCGCTGACGTTCTAGCGTCAGTACCAGTACGGGTCATAGCAGCAATAGCCGCTGCGACTTCGTGGAATTCGATTCCCATAGCAGACGCAACAGGGATGGCTTTACCAATAGCAGGCGCTAAACGGTCTGCTTCGACTTTACCTTCACGAACAGCAGCGGTAAGAACGTCTACTGCTGCGCTTCCTGATAAATTTTCAGCGCCATATGCGTTAACGGCTGAAGTAGCAGCGTCAGCAACAACTTTTGTTTGGCCAAGTCCAACAGCAGCGCCTTTAGCCGAGGCTTCCAAAACTTCCATGGCTGTCGCTCCACGTAAACCTGCTGAGGCTACGAAGAACATGGCGTCTGCGAGTTCTTGAGGGCCACGACCAGTAATTCGTGAAGCGTTTTTTACAGCGTCAGCAAATTGGTTTACTGCTCCAGTACTCACACCCACCAAGGCTTCGATCTTCATCATTGATGATTCGAACTTGGCAAAAGCGGTTAAAGAAGCGGCCCCTATAGCAAGAAGTGGAGCGCCTATAAACTTAAAAAGATTTCGTCCTGTTGTTTGGGCACGAAATGCCATCGTGTTTAACGAGTTATTAGTTTCAGCAAGGACTTTGTTGGATTTTTGAAATCCAGTGTTCATTTGGCTAGTGCCCTTGGTGATTTGACCAGCGCCAGCCATAACCCCAGAGGGGTCTAAAACAATGCTCTGTACGAGAGGTGGTAACTGGACGGCCATTACACCATTCTCTCGTAAATTAGCAACTTACTCAAACGATATTTGTCAATCGCCGGTAGAACTATTGGTATCAGTGGAACTACCGGTCTTGTCGGAAATTTCTAAGCCACCACCCATTGACATAGCCCAATTCATAACAGATTGTTTATTCTTTGTTTTAGTGTCTTCTTTATGAAGAGTAACAGCCGCTATTACTTGGGCTGGGCTTGCTTCCCAGAAGTCTGCGTACCTTTGGTGCGTTTGGCACCAGGCTGAGATTGCTCGTTCCCAGGGGTATGCGAAGTACCCATCACTTCGTCTGTTGCGTCTTTCAGATCCAGAATCGCCTCTCCGAGTTGCGTGTTCAGCATCTTCACCTGCGAGTCCACTGTCACCTCGGCTTGCTTTAAGAGTTGACTCGCCACGTCGGGGTCCACGCCGTTTGCTAGAGCCCATGCAGTGCCGATCGCATTGCTGTACTCAGGCAACCTCCCCTCTATTAACATCCCCCCTACTTTTTCGATTGGTTCCAAGATACAAATCGATATTGTGCGTCTTAGGGTAGAAATAGGTTTTTCTTCCATGGCTTCTTGCCAATTTTGGATACCATCCCAGGCCTCTTCCATATCTGCAATGACATTATGGGTAAACCTAATGTAATAGGTATCTGTTTCCATGTCCCCATTAGAGTCGTAGATCGAGGTCCAATCGATTTCGTCTTTCCTCACCTTTGCTAATCGAATAGGGACACCTTTGTTGCGTAGTACGTCGGGTGTGTAATCCATATATACACCTTACCCCAAACGTGGCAAAACGAGGGCCTCTCGGCCCCCGTTTCGCTATTTCGCCCGCTTAGGAGTGTTGTGAAACTTATTAGGCTGGTAGTGACTCAGCAGTTTCAGCGAAGGCAATGTCCCCGAATCGAACTGGCGTGCCTTTAGGCTTAATGGCCTCAGCGGTGAAGTTCGGGGTACTGAATGTATCAGTAGAACCTGTCACCAAGGTACCACCAGTCAACTGGCACTTTTGAAGTGTGATTATCACAGTCGCAAGTGCGGTTCCAGAAGATTCAAGGTCGTCGATAAGAACGGCGGTCTTGAAATATGGAAGAGAGGTGTCATCCAAAGCCAAACTGGCAGTTTCTGCTTCGTTTGAACCACCTGTTGAGATGCCTGATCCTAATAGGATATTTAGCACGTCAATTGCAAGTTCACTATATGTGCATGAAAAGTTGAGACGGTCTACTTTGCCCTTTTTGGAAAGAACAACACCGCCGTCACCTTTTAATTCGTTAGTTATGAAGTTCGGTTCTAGAGAAATTTCTTGGATTCCTCGAACAGAGGTCTTATCACCGTATTCGGAAGCACCCGTGGAGAGGTCCGAAGTCTGCTCATAAACCGCACATTCTTTAACATCGAAAGTAATCGTACTCTGATGGGCTGGCATATCTATACTCCTAAGTTTTCCTTGTTACATGTCCAGGTTTCCCTGTCTTCCTATTCTGTCGCATGAAAATGAAAGTGTGAGAGAGGGTAAAGGATTTCTATACCAAATAGCCTCGCTACATGGCAAATGCGTAGTGGTATCGTGTCATGTAGACACTTAACCGAGCCAAGGATAAGAAGGAAATGGATTTTTCAACCACTTTTAGTACAGCAGACAAGAGGGCTATGCTACAACGTGCCATGGCCTCAATAGAAAACGAGGTCCACGAAGTATCATGGCGAGCAGGCCAGGACCCTGATGATCTATCAGTAGATTTCACAGCGCCAGCCGACGCCGATGGGAACAAACTTGCACAGGATGTTCTCTTGGAAAAAAGCCTCGCAAAGTGGAAGGCTTGCAAAGCCAAATTAGATGCCCTCGGCTGAGATAAGGTAACCAAATGGCTTTAAGTGACGATCAAAAAGCAACTGCGAAAGCACGTGCTAAAGAACAATTGGAATACTGGATATATGTCCTTGGCTTGATGCTTCCAGATGTCCCAGACGATATTGATTCATCTTTTGTGATTCCTGTTGAATCAGATTCAGCACTATATAAACCATATGACTGTCTTAAAAAGATGGTGACATCTTACGAAGCACTCTAGGAGGCGGCGATGGACTTTGAATATAAGGACAAGCCCTTACCTTCAGTCCCCAAACTTGCCGCTGAACGAAAAGGCTTTATCCACGGGGATGCTCCCGCTAGACCAAAACAAGGCGAGGGCGGGCATGTCTATATAGAAGGAAACTTAGAGGCCAATAAAGGGAACGTGCCGTCGCTTCTAAAAGGCCCAATAGTAGGAATGCCCCAAGGCCCGCAGGAAGAAATTGATGCGGTGTTAGATTTAGGCGCAGAAGTGCTCTCGGCAAACTATTGGGACAATTCACAAGGTGTGACAGATAAATCAGTTACGGACCCAATGATTGAAGCACGTGCAAAAGCAGCAGGACGAGCAGTCCATGTGCCTGAAACATTTGGTGCTTCTAAACACAGTGACAAGAAGTGGGACAGTGAAGCCCACGATGATGACATTGTTCGTTGGAACGGTGATCTGATTTGCACGGAAAGTGTTGAGGGTCGCTGGGTAGAGAATTGCAAGTTTGTTAACCCTGTTGGTATGGGAGCCCCATGGAACCAATCAGGAAGTATAGAAAGTGACCTTTTCACATGACAATTCGCAGTTTTACAGGAAGTGAAGGATCTATTTACAGCGCCGCAAAAGATGCAGAGCACCAAGAACAAGAAATTGCCGTGATTATGGCGATACTGGGAATGGACTTAAACACTATAGATACAGTCACGATTGATGAAATAATCACAGAAAGCCGTGACTTTTTCCCATACACAACTCTTAAGTCGGACGTAAAACCACTTATGCAAGGGAACAAAGTAACCGCCAGCGTCTCCGCTGAACATGGGGATGGGCGCAACTACCTTCATGCCGCTGAGTCGTGGATGAACGCAACGAAAACAAGATTAGAAGAACATGTTCGCCGTGCATTCCACTGGCGTCACCTTGCTAAGGGAGCGATGTAATGGCTGTGCAATTTGCAGTAACAGATTTATTCCGTAAAAACGTAGTCGCCCTTGCTCTCACTAAAACAAGTTTGTCGGACATGGACAAACTTATGTCTGGTGTGAGACAAGACTTTTATAACCACGCTTCCGACTATGTGAAAGCAAAGAACCCTGACAATAGGGCTATCGCAGGCGGTCACGATCCTTACTTTATGATGTACGAGATCCTTAAAGACATGCACCCTGAATGGGAGTCATATCTTTGGACAAGTGCAGAATTCCGCCACCTTATGTTCGATTTGGCAAACCCAACCAAAGTGTTTATGGCTGTCCCTGAAGGGTCCCATTTCACAATGAAACTTGTTGACCAAGCCAACGGTAAAGACGTCACATTTCTAAATGGCTTGGACTTTGCAGTGTTTGAAGACTGGTGGCCAACAAGTGCAGAGGTAAGTTCTTACACCCCTCGGTATTCAGTTATGGACCACGAAGACGTGCTTTCTGGGGAAGGGGCAGGCACTTACGACTTTGTTGAAGTGCACATGGCTCACGTGTTAGGTGTTGACGAAAACCTAAGCGATGCCTACATCAACCTTCTTAAGCCAGGAGGCAGGATGGTTGTTGTGAACTCTGGTGCGTATAAAGGCATGTACCTGAAGAGGACAATGCTTCACCACGAACATTACGAACCAAACATGGCGTTCCTTAAGCGTGATGACCTAGACGTAATCCACTTTCCTCTAGACACAGGGTTCACTGTAATAACCAGACACGCTAGTTAGCCCGAGTTTTACCCGCCCAGGCTTGTTCCATAGCGACACCTAAAGGTTCTGTTAAATACACATTTGTGGCTGTTGCCGCACGTTCAGGGTCTTCTAATGGGTCTGTTACATCTATTTCGAATCTCATATCAGGTGAACCTTGGCAATACCAGCCGACATGGCTAAACCGTGTCCCGCTAGTGACGGTTTCACACTCATGCGCTCCCATGTAATTTGATGGGAAAATCAACAGATCCCCTGCTTTGGGTTGGTGGCGAATATCAAGGTAAGGGAAAACCAGATCACCGCCAGTGAAATCAGTGCCAGAGTTGTTAAAGAAAGTGAGTGTGCTTATCACAGTCCGAGTGGCAATTTGGTGTGTTGGGTGGGGTACCCCATATTTATAATCTGTGCTTGTATCTGCGTGAGCCCCAAGAAAAGAACCTGTCGGGTAAACCAAGAAGTGGCCTTTTATTTTCCACCACACAGAGGCAGCAGAAATCGGGAACCTGTCCATGTACTCAGCCGCACAAAGATCCCGTTTATGTTCCAGTTCGTGAAGTAAAGGAACTATGTCAGGGCCAGGATCACTATGCAGATAAGCACAGTGACGAGGCATTTCAGTAATGCCCTTTTCGTGGAAGAAGTAACCATTTCTATTTATGTACCCTTCTTCTCCAGTCAACGGGTCTTTGCCAGGGGTGTACATTGACTCCCACTCGGCTTGCGCTTGTTCTTCAGCGAACTCACAAAGGGTTCCCCAATCAACATCAAAGGCATCTTCATATAAAACAACCCCTCCACCTAGATGTTTACCCGTGGTATTCATGGCCCTCTGGGACGACATAGGGTTTCACTTCATAAGGTGGATCAAGAGCAAAATCTTCACGAGGGTCGTGCCCTGTTGAGGGTGCGTGCCCCCGTAAATCTTCTTCGTACCCACCGTTATAGTGCAGCGAATCGAACACCAGTTCCCCTAAACCAAACCCCGCAGACCACGCAACTGCTAGTTGCTGGGCATCGTAAACAAGCAGGTCCCCTTGCTCCCAATCCCACCACTGTTGGTTACGTGGGTCGCATTGATAATTGAATGTCCAGACGTTTACTTCCTGAATTTCTTCTTCTGTGAAAGACCCGACTGTTCCCATATCCCAATGGAAAGGAGGTTCGCAGTCGCTATTAAAACCTTGGGTCATAAGAATTTTGTGGCCAAGGAACCAATGATCTTGGAAAACAAGATGAGGGTATTGAAGTTGCCCTTCTGGTAACCACACAACTTGCTTTTCGAGTTTGCGTGCTTCTTGCAATCCTTCTTTCCATTTATCGGGTAAATCTAGGTATGCCTGGGCCATATCCACGAAACCGAGTCCACCTGTGGTCGGTGGAGCAGTGTAAGTGTGCATGTTGATTGACTTAACACGCAGTAGATGTTCTTTCTGGAGGTCGTCCATATACCAGAACATGAATGTTTGTCTGGTGGGTTCGTCAATCCCTGGATAATAAAAATCACCTGCTTCGGGGACTTCGCCTCCAGTGCCAACTCCATTCCACATGCTTTCAAAACGTGGCTTGAAGTCTTCGTCCATCCTTAAGCAGTTTGGTTGTATTGAGTGGTCGTAAGGTTCTTCTGGGGTCGCTTCGCCAGGATTGTCATAAAAATGTGGGGGTGCGTCATTGAACCCTAAAGCCCAAATGACTTCCACAAAATCCCATCGTCCAAGGTTCAAACCTCGGAACCCGAGAATACCGTTAGAGAAAAATTGTTCACTGAATTGTGCAGGGTCTCTAAGGATGTCTTCTTTTTTTACGTTTTTTAATTCAACGATGGTGGCCACGTGTCCTCCAATACTCCAAAGTTCTAGGCATGGACCGGTCCCATGCAGGCACAGTCATAAGCCCCATCTCGATCCCATCCACGAACTCCTGTGTCAACAGCCACCTAATTGGGTGAGCCGTAGTAGGGCTTTTCATGTCCATACTCAACTTTATCGAAAATACGACTCCCTAAGGCCCATCCACCTTCGAATGTGTGCATAAGGTTCCTGTTGTCCCAAATAAAAAGGTCACCTTCTTCCCATTCCCTGACATATAAGCAAGGGTGATCAGGGTCAAAGGCTTTCATTACGTCATAGACCATGAACTCCCACAACTTCTTAAACTGAGAATCGTCGGGCGTACCTTGCGGGGTATAAGGGATGTTGGGATTTTCGAAATTTGCTAATGTCATGGAAATCCCTGAAAAAAAGACGCTTGTTCTTTTGCTAACAGGGTGCGTTCTTAACGCCCGATGATAAGACCCTGCTTCTTCACCAAAATGATTACCAGTCGGGTCGTTTGTTTTATGGTTCCCAGTGTTATCTCGTCCCGCTGGATCAGAGTAATTCCCTGTCCTGTGGTCAAAATAAATATCGCCTTCCAACCATTCTTTTAGGTCATCAGGAAGCAGGTGATAGAACATTTCAAGATCTAAAAGCCAAGTCCGCCCAGCGCCTTTTGGGACATCAAATTTTTTCATGTGCATACTTGTCAAAGACGGGGGTTCAGGTGAAAAAGGAAAATCGCTATGCCAATTATGCTTAGACCCTTCAGGGGTCATCCCATCAACAAACGGTATCCCGTTTAGTTCGTTACCCTTATAAAGGATTCTGTGGTCTTCATCGAAGATTGTTCCTTCTCTAGGGTTAGTGTCATCACCTTGATAAAGAAGTTCCATAATGCGGATTTGTTCCATGAAATGCGGCGACAGATCCTTAAAAACAATCCCTTTATGTTCGACTAAAAGATCGGCATAGCGCACAGAGTCTTCATAGATTTCTTCTAATGAGGAAGTTTCCTCAGTGATAAAAGCACTCATGTCATATAGTTCTTATCTGAATAGTCGATCTCCCACACCCATTCTAAACCTAGAGGGTCATCGTCAAAAGTTTTGGCTCCAGGTTCGAACCAAAGATGGTTTTGGAGGACTCGCTTTGGTTCATCTTCTTTTTCTTCGAGCCATTTAACAGAATGGCAGACGGAAAAAAGATCAATTAGCAACACATCCCCATGTCCCCATTCATGCCACATGTGATTCTCGGGGTTTGATAGTTCCTGATTAAGCCAACCAGTGAATTCGTCCTTCATGTCCGAGTCGTCTAAATAGATTTCCCGTTGTTGCCCAAAATCGCCAATAGGTAATTCGGTGATTGTTCTAATCACCTTCTGTCCTGTAACAGGGTGTTCTTGCACTAAGGGATGAGGGGAAACATTGACATATTGTTGCCCTGGGAATCCGCCAGGGGCAGGGTCATTCACTGGGTAAAGAAATGGACGGTTAGATGTCCCAACCACTTCTCTAAAATGTTCTCTATCGATGGGGAACCAGTTAGGCAAAGAAACCGTGTACGTGTTTTCTGCATAGTCTTTAAGATCATCGGGTAATTTTTCATACAATCTACCCATATCGATAAAACCCCCTTGACCTCCTCCTGAACCGTAAGAGGTCATTTCCCATATCCCTGAAACAGGTGGGTGTTCTAGGTAGTTGGATTCCAAGTGCCACGGGTTTATAAATTCGTGTGGGCCATCCTCTATCCCGTTATAAATGTCCAAGTAATGGACCTCATAATTAATTGACAGATCTTTGTCTGTCCCAAACCCATAAGCGTCCCTAAGAACCATCAACTCGTCTTGGTTGTAACCACTGTTTCTATAAACCACAACTTTTGCTTCATGGAAAAGTTTCCTTTGCTTAGTGGCAAACAAAAGCAGATCGTTAACATCTTTTAAGACGTGGAACTCTTTGACTCTCATGGCTCATCCAAACTTGGGTGCCCCTCGAACCTTGGTCCGATAGGTTCATCTTTTTCGTTTAACCCAGTGCGGATACCGTTCATCCAACTCCACTGATCCTTTGACTTCTTCTCGGATTTAGCATTGTTGTAACTGATTCGTGTTTCCACATGGTCCAGGTCATCCCAGGAATTAGAGACGTTGAACTTGACTTGGCTTAGAAGGCTGTCTTCAACGATTTGGAAAAAGGCAAAAGGCATACCTTTAGGGAAAGTTATAGGAGTATTTTTCTTGGTAATAACCCAATTCATATTTACTTCATCGGGCCACCAACCAGGGACAAGGGCTGTCATAGGTGCTGCCCCTTCAATAAAATAATTGGGAGCGCCGGTGAACAAAACGCTGTACCCATCGGGTGGATTTATTGACCATCCTGTTGTGAAAGAAACAGTATTGATAATGCTTTGCTGGACAATGTGCCGTTCATAAGAATTGTCTTCTCCTTCAAAAAGACATTTTTCCCCACGCAACACCCTCGGTATCCGCCCAGGGCCTTCATCTAATTGAACAACGACATCTTGCTGGAGTTGCAGTTCCCAGCCGTGAACATTAGCGGCGGTCAACGGCAGGCACTTATAAGCATGTTTGTTTGTGGTGTCGTCCATCCACTCTCGCCGTGGACGGCACTGTTGGAGAACTGGAGGGTTCCCGTGTGCTCGTGTTAACCGAACCTTCATTACAGTCTAGGTAATTGGCTTTCTCCACTGCCTTGTTCAATCTGCCCGTCGTTCGAGGGAGAAGGTGGAGCGCCAGGATCTGTCTTGTGGTTTCGGTCGTTGTAGTCATACATGACAACGCATGAGTATTTCAGCCCACTCTCAATGGGTTTAGATTCATGGACGTATGGGTAATTGGACGGGAACACAACAACATCATTTTTTTCGGGCGTGAACTTAATGTCTTGGTAGTTCCAAACTAATTCCCCACCTTCATAATCTTCCCCACAAGTGTTGAGAAAAGCGACAACAGAAGTAGTGCACGTGTAGGAGAACCCATGATCAGGGTGAGGCATAAAGTACTGCCCTTCTTCATACCTGACAAAATTAGGGGCTTCGAAATACTCCAACTCCCCGATATTGAACGTCTTACTGTAATGCTCAACGCATTTATGTATGCCGCCCATTACTTCCAAATAAACTTGTTTTAAGTCCGCAAAAGGACCTTCGTCAAGGTTGTTGAAGTACGGCAACTTTTCTCCGAAAGTGCCGCCGATCTTAAAGTCTTTACAGTCCCTGTAATCCTTCATCTCTTCAATGTCGCCCACAGTCGCAGTGCTCCACTTGTAATACTCGTGGTCACTGTTTTCCAAACATGCTTCTAAGCGTTGAGGGAATTGTTGATCTTTATCCCACACGTTCTTATATAGAAGAATGCAAGCACCAGGATGCCCTACATACCCTGCTACATCAAAATCTATTTCCATTACTGTTCCTCCTCTAAACTTAGAATTGTGTAAAACGAAGGGGTTGTCCATCTAACCCCAGACTCGATCGGCTTTACGCCATGCAAATAATTAATGTCACCTGGATGGCAAACCGCCATCCCAGGTTCTATCTCTAATTCGATCTCATGCTGAGGATAATAAAATTGGCCGCCTTCGAAAGCATCATTCCAGTAGATAACTGAATTTATGTCATAAGTAGGGAAAGCGTTAGGGGAGCCATCATTCAACTGTTTATCTGCATGTGGCTGCTGTTCTAACCCTGGGAGCCATCTAACGAGAACAGGGTCTCTCCCGCCAACACGAACACCTTTGTGGTGCTGCTCAATCGCCACCCTCATTTTTTCTATATATTTTTGGATCAATTCATAAACAAAGGGGTTAACTCTTCTAATCGTTTGCCCTTCGCATACACGATCCCACCAGTAAGAGGCATCATAAATACAGACGCCGTTCTCGTCATACTCGGTTTCTCGTGGGTTGTCCCATTCTTTCAGGTGGGGCAAGAAAGAGTTCATGTTTTCAAGATCGATAGGTTCTACAAAATCCCTAAAGATCATTATGTTGTCTACGGAATCCCCGAAATGCCCAGGCTCAATTAATGACTCTTCCATCCCCCATAGTGTACACCCGTTCAGTCCCTAGTTTTGCGGTTTATTGTAATGAGGGAACCCAGGAGGGAAGAAAGGTGGGAAGTGAGGTGGGAAAAATGGTGGAAAGAAAGGTGGGAAATGCGGCGGGAAGTGCGGCGGGAAATGTGGTGGAAAGTGCGGCGGGAAGTGCGGCGGGAAAAATGGTGGAAAGAAAGGTGGAAAGAATGGTGGGAAAAATGGTGGAAAGAAGGGAGGGAAAAACGGCGGGAAGTGTGGACTGTAATAGGTGTAGTCAATTTCAGTTGACAACGGCATAATCTCGCCAGCCGCTTGAACTTGACTCTTTACCTTATCTACATACCCTGTTTGCCCTGAAGGTGCAGGTGTAGCAGTAGCAGTACCTACCGAAAAACCGGCGGAGGTGATTTGAGACTCGGCAGTAGATTTAGGGTTTTGCCCGTCACCGGGCGCAACAAGATCAGGAACTGCGTCTTTCCTCGGCCCTTGATCCTTTGGTTCTGCTGCCATCTCTCTACCTCACCTCCTCCTTATCAGTCGTCTAAGTCGCCTGTTAGCAACCATTCGTCTGTTGCTATCTTAGTGCAAGTGCAAGACGAATATTGGGCTCTTAGTTTTAAGCCTGGTGTAGAGCGGAGTGTGACTCCACTACCAGCAACCATAGTCACTTGACCAGCACCAGTTTGTGCAACCATTATTGAAGTTCCAACAGCGAAAGCGACACTACTGTTAGGCGGTATTGTGCAGTCAACCGCTGAACCGTTGCTCACGGTTACCAACTTGCCTCGATCGGCGAGAACAAAAGTATAAGCGGCCGTTTGAGCGCTTAGAGCGGTGTTGTAAACCACGTTGCCTGTGACATCAAGTCCAGCGCTATCAATCACTGCTGTTTCAGTTCCGCCAACATCAAATCGGATCTTGTCCTCATCTGAGGATTCCTCCACCTGAATCTTGGTGTCGTTATCAGCGTCTTTGATTGAGTCACTGCTTAGGGAACTGAGGCCAGTATCCACATAGGCGGTGGTGGCAACTTTGGTTGAGTTGTCATCGGCCGACTGAGTGGTAGCCGCTACACCGTCAGCGAGAACAACAGTCGCTGCGAGTGAATTCTGCGACAACTGGATGACACCATTAATGTAAACACTCTTGCCACTGGCGAGATCGATGTGTTCTGAAGATGTCCAAGCGTCAGTCGAGTCAACCCAGTTGAAGGTTTTATCGGTTGCACCCTTCAGGGTGATTCCACCGCCGTCAGCAGTGGTGTCACTTGGAGAGGCAACAGCGCCGAGTTCAATGTTTTTGTCATCAACTGTGATGGTTGTTGAACTGATCTCAGTCGTCGTTCCGTTAACTGTAAGGTCCCCAGTAATGGTCACGGTGCCAGTAGCACCGATTGTCATTCTTTCAGTGCCAGCAGTGTCAAAGCGGATGATGTCTTCATCTGAAGATTCCTCTACTTGGATCTTCGTGTCCCCATCAGCGTCCTGATAGGACTTGCCGTTAAGCATGATGGTTCCTGCATCATCTGGTAAACCTATAACTCTATTAGCAGTGACACTTTGGGTTATGCTCACCCAGTAACCGTTGTATTTCTTAATGCCATTAACAGCAGCAGCAAAACTGGTTCCATCACCTATCTGCAAGCCATGTGTTGTGTTTAAGTAATAATCATCAAGATAGAAGGTTCTTTGGAGGTAATCCCCAGTGCCATCGACACTGCCGATGTAAAAGTTCAAGCCTCCAAAGTCATCTTCGCCGAGTTCTTCAGCCCACCCTGCAATCTGAGCGTAAGTGGATTTGTTGCCTTGCTCAT